TCCGCTCCCAGAACGCAGCGTCGACGACGGCCTTGCGGGCAGCGTCGGCGTTACGGACCGCCTTCTCGTGCTCCTTCGTCGCCACCGCTGCCCGTGCCGCTTCGACGGCGGCGGATGCGGTGGCCGGATCGTTGAAGTAGTTGCGGTCCAACAGGTACCAGTCCGAGGACCGGTCGTTGGTGCCGTCGGTCCAGTCGATCTTCACCCATGTCCGTTCATGGAACCGGCCCGACGCTCCGGTCTCCCCGTAGGAGCGGCGGATGGTCGCCGTCCACGCCGACAGCCCGGTGTTCAGTTGAAAGAGCTGCTGGTCGTAGGTTTCGGTGCCGGACCCGGTGTAGTTGGGGAACCGGTTCACGCCGACGTCGATCACGAAGTCGATCGCCGGCAAGTCGATGTTGCCGTCAGGGTGAGCGTTCGCCACGGTAGCGGTGCCGCCCGTAGCGGCGTAGGGGCCGGAGACGCCGCCATTGCCGAGATGTTCGGCGATCGCGATCTGCTCCATCCCGGTTGGCAACGCGCCGGCGAAGTCGTTGTCAGAGGCATCACGGGTGTAGCCGCCCAGCGAATCGTCAAGCGGGTAGTAGACGGTCGGGTCGTCCTGCAACACCCGCAGCTCGTACTCGGAGACCGGGCAGGCGATCTGCGTCAGGATCGACGCCGCGTCGACGATCTCGAGCGGGGTGGAGATGGCGACGTCGGCGGCGCCGCCGACCGTCTGCTGCGGCCACGCCTGCACGAACCCGCACAGCATCCGGTACGTGACGCTGTTGTAGGTGGCGGAGATGCGGGCCGGGGTCATCTCCAACAGCTCGCCGAAGTAGGGGCCGGCGGCGTAGTCCGGGTCCAGCGACCGGTCGTCAGTGATGTTGTCAACGCTGCCCCGTGACGGTTCGGAACCGACGAGCTCGGAACGGCGCCCCCGGAACGTGCCGAACCGGACCCCGTCGCTAGTGAGGTCTTCCCAGGTATGCGATTCGGCGAGCGGCAGCTCACCGTCGAGCGCGGCTTCGATCAACAGACCGACACCGGGGATCACCGTCGTGGCGGTGTTCCCGCCGGTGCCGCCGCCGCCGCCGCCGATTGCCCCGGTGATCGTGAACGACAGGGCGGAGCCGGTGTGCGACCAGCCGCCCCCCGACTCGTAGTAGAACTCGACATCCCCATCCGTGGTGTCGGTGCGGATCACGTCCCGCCACCGCAACACCGTCGACACCGACGACGTGGTGCCATCTCCCAGCGACCCGTAGGTGGTGGTCGTCCCGGCGTCCGCCAGGAAGTTCGACGGGATGCTGTATTCGGACTGGGCGCAGACGTAGACGGTCCAGTCGTCGATCGCGACACCGGTCACGGCAGGGATGATCGGCAGCGACCCGTTGTCGTCGATGTCCGTGTCATTGAACGTCACGGTGCCGTCGACGAAGTAGGCGTCGACCCGCACCACGTCGGCGTTGCTCACGGTCGCTGTCACGCCGCCGGTCACGTCCGCTCCGACCGTCGCCGTGTAGATCGCCGTCAACGACTGGCGGGTCGTGTCGTCCGGGTTGGCGTCCTTCGCGATCGTCGACGTCAGAGCGTTGGGGGTGTCGTCGTAGGTGAGCGTCCCGAGCGTGTCCGTGATAGCCGGATTACCGAGCGTCGACCCCGACTCCGCGGCGGCTTTCACGGTGACGATCAGCGTCCCCCCCTGGACGAGCCCGGACAGGGCAGGCGTGGTCGACGCGGTGCCGAGCGTCGCCCGGCCGGTCAGGTAGGTGAGGGTGGGCATTCATCGACCGCCCTGACGCTCGTAGGCTCGAATCGCTTCGACCACTTGCCGGCCGACCTGAGCGTTCGCCGGATAGTTGAGAACAATCGCGCCGGGCTGCATGACGATCGTCGTGCCACCGCCGCCAAACCCGCCGCGAGCGCCGAGACCCTCAGTCTTGCGACCCCTCTTGATCGCGTCGACCACATCAGCGGAGAGGACGAACTCGCCGCCGTGGGCCAACGTCATCACCGGAGCTCCAACCGGACCAGGGATCGGACCGCCCATCTGACGGATCGGGCCACCGAACCCGGGGCCACTGCGCTCGATGATCTGAGCATTTATGACCGCGTTCCGGGTACGAGCCAAGAACCGCAACGCCTCTTCCGCCGACCCGGTGTTCGCCGTAGCGGTGACCTCGGCCTGCCGATCCCGACTCACCTCATTGAACTTGCGTTCGGCCTCGTCGATCTTGCCCTGCTCGATCAGAGCAATGATGTCCGTCACCGACTCGTCGGGGAGATCCTGCACCTCTTGGTCGTATTCGATGACCTTGCGGATCAGGTCGTTTTGTGCTCGTTCCTGGTCACGGGCCGCAGCCTCAGCCTGAGCACCCCCTGTCCTAGCTGCTTCGGCCGCACCCCATGTCGCCTCGGCGACCTTGTCGAACCCATCCGCGATGTCGAGCACAAGATCCTCGACGTCGATCAGTCCGAGAAGTGCCGATGTTTCATCACCCAACGTGGACACAGCGACCGCTGCCGTGTCGGCCTTCTCTGCCAGGAAGCCGAGGTCGTCCGCTGTCCCCGAGAACTGGCCGCCAGCGATCGACGTCTGACCGGCCACACCTTCGACGGTGCCGCCGAGACGTTGCAACTTACCGATGCCGTCATCGATGATCCCCCAGGTGATGTCGAACGCGCCACCGAGCAGGTTGACGTTCTCGTTGTCGGGGAGCTTGTTGAGAATCTCGATCAGCACCGCAGCCGCTTCGGCGGCGCCCGCCAGAGCCGGGATCAACGATTCCCCCAAGGCGAGCGAGATGTCTTCGATCGCGTCGCCGAGTCGGTCCTGTGCCTCCCGTAGTTGCTTCGCCTTCTCGATCTCAGACTCGTCGATGATCTTCGCGTCAGACACGTTGGCGAGCAGCCCGTCGAGCCGCTCAAGACTGCCGTTTGTCTCCGAGATGATCGGCGCGAGTTCCATCCATGAGCGGCCGAGAATCTTCTGCGCAGTCGCCGCCCGCAACGCGGGATCTTCGATCTGACCGAGCCGAGCGACGACATTGCGGAACGTCGCGTCGGTATCGACGACGCCGTCCTTCGTCCGTTGGATCGATACGCCGAGCTCATCGAACGCGGCAGGACTGTTCTTCACGGCCCGGTTCATGAACCCGATCGCCCGCTCGACCGTGTCGGCGCTGACACCCACGTCCCCGGCGACCTCTACCCAACGGGACGCCGAATCGAGGCTCGTGCCGGTCGCCGTCGAGAACTCGTCCACGGCGAGCGCTAGATCGCGGAACTTGCCGACCGAATCGGCGACGAACTTGCCAACGGCGAGCCCGGCGGTGGCGAGCGCGGCCGGACCGGCGACCGCGAAAGCCTTGTCCATCGCCGAGGCTGACAGCCCGACCTTCGACCCGAAATCGCGGAGCTTGCTTTCGAGCTTGCCGACGGACCGTTCCGCTTCTGCGGTCGCCTTCGTGAACCCCTTCGAGTCGGCGATGATGTCGACGCGCAATGTCCGGTCAGCCATCACGGCCCCTTGTTGAAGATCACTTCGATGGCGTCGCCGTACGTGTCGACGATCCGTTCCCGGTTCGCCTCGATCGAGGAGTACAGCATGTAGTCGGGCCTGCGCCGAACCGGCGCCCAGTTGTACCCGCGGTACGTCCCAGTGCGACGACGGCGGGGCACGTTGTGGTAGGCACCGAAGTTGGCGCCCATGTCGTACGGTTTGCCGCCGAGACGCACCGCCGCCCGCGCTAGTGACCGGACAGCCTTGATCCTGCTAGCGGTCGAACGTTGCATCGTCGAACCCGCCCGCTGCCGGGCGCCCTTCACGACGATCTCTGCCACGTCGATGTTCGCCTGGCGCAACTCGCGTTGACGTTCAGCGTCCTCGCATCGCTTCAACGCGGCTCGCAGCTCCCGCATCCCAGTCACACGAACAGCGTCAGCCATCACGCCCCCGATCGGAACGACTCGCCTAGCAGCCGGATCTCTCGCCACGTCAACGAGCGAACCTGCTGCGGCGTCCAATGGAACCGGTGGGCGAACAGAACTAGCCACTGGTCGAGGGGGTCGCCTCCGGTAAAGGGTCAGGCAACCCGTCGACGAACTCGTTGGCGAGCCCGTCGTCTGGTACGACATCGAAGACGGTCAGCGCGTCCTGAGCGGAAAGTGGGCGGGGTTCCACTCCAACCCGGCGACACGCCCGGTCGTACAGCTCCTGAGCCACCCGCCCCGATTGGAGAGGACGAGAGGACACCTGATACCAGGCCAACCCTGCCGGTTCCCCGATCTCGTCGAGCTCGGTCAGAGACCACGAGTCGACACGGACAATGTGGGCGGCGTCGACGCGGATGATCCAATGCTGGTCAGCCACGGGCGGATGGCCTTTCTGTAGAAGGGGTTAGCCGACCTTCGCGATCGCCGACGCCGCCGACCACGTCCCGTTCATCGTGATCGCGCCACCGGTCGAACCGGCCGCCGAGAAGTCGAAGAACGCCGTACCCCACCAGTAGACCCCCGGCGCGTTCGAAATATCCGGGTAGAGGTACACCTTCCTAGCCACGCCCTCGAGCGCCGCAAGGTACGTCTGTGTGGTGGCGTCATCCCAGAATCCGGCGAAGTCACCCGACGCGTCCGGCAGCCCGGCGACGTACGTCTTGTTCGAGTCGCCGAACGCAGTGACGTCGAACCGTTCCGACGTCTGGTTGAACGTCCACGAGTTGAGGAACGCCACCGGCTCCGCGGTGCCGCCCGAAGTGAGGTTGATGTAAAGCCGCCCGTTGCGGCCGGCACGTCGAGTCATCTCTGACCTTCCCTATTGTGACGTGGTGGATCCGGGCGCCGGTCAGCGCACGGTCTTCGGCGCACCATCGACGAGACGCAACAGGCGAGCTGTGCTCTTATCGAAGGTGCGATCGGCTACCACGTCACGGGCCGAAGCCGCGGCAGCCTCACGCTCCGAATCGTGGGCGAGCCACCATCGGAGCCGATCTATGAAATCCCCCGGATCGGTGAACGTCGGCAACATCGGGAACAGCCGATCGCTCTCCGGACGAGGAGAGCGGAGAAAGAACGTGCCGGTAGCGGCGAGTTCAATCTCTCGGGGACCGGCGGCTACGCCGTCGTTGCGGCCACCTTCGTTGATCTCCTGCCGGTACACGTTCGCCGACGCCTTGCACGACCGGTAAATGTCCACCGTCCGGTCGTTCGGGCAGCACACGCCGAGGTCGTCGATCAGATACTTCGTGATCGGCGAGTCCTCGACGATCTGCCAGTTGCCGGCCAACCGGACTTCGATCCCGTCGAAGTCGCACGCCTCAAAGAACTCGACCCGTGACGGGAACCCGGTGCCGACGAACGCGAAATCGCACTCGAACTCGGGGACCTTCGGCCCTGGACAGTGCAGGTCCGGGTCGTAGCTGTGCGGGAAGTAGTACGAGCGGGGGTTGACTTGCCGGTACACGCCGAGGTTCAACGGGTCGTTGACGACGACAGTGTCAACGTGCTCGGCGACCTGCAGTTGTTGGCGGTCTTCGTAGGGGGATTCGGTGAACCAGGCGACCGTGTGATGCGGCCGCTTCTCCAACACTTCGAGGATGATCGGCGGCATGAAGAACGTGGAGACGATGACGATGACGTCAGGCCAGAACTTGTAAAGCTCACCGAGGAGCGATTCGGCGGCGAGACGAATCGCGCCCTCGTGGTCGAACGCCTTGCGGCGCTCCCCCTCGACTTCGAGCTCGATCATGCTGTAGAGGTTGAGCCGGTCCCCGAAGTTGAAATCAAACACCTGAACGCCGTTAGCGCGTAGTCCCTTGACGAGTCCAGCGTGGACGTCAGCCACCGAGAAGGCCGGGCCAGGATGCACGACGAGGACTCTCACGGGCCGTGCCTCCTAGAATCATGAACGTCAGGGCCGAGGGGTGACGGGGACGTAGGTCACCAGGAGCGGCCGGAGGGACCCGATAGGCCGGGCGATGCGGAGGCCGAGAGGGTGTGTAGGCCCTGACGTAGAATCAGGACATGCGCCGCCTATGGCAGAAGTTGTTTCCTCGCCCTAAGCCGCCACGGACCTACGGAGTCCCTCCCGTAATGCCCGGAGAGGGACGGTGCAGACATCACGGCCCGTACCCCGGATGCTGGGGCGGCTGCAACTCGCGAATGCCGCGTTAGTCGGCGAGCACTTCGAGCGAGATGACCGCCCCGTCGCCGACAAGCGCCTCGTTCACCACCAACCGACCGAACTCGCCGACCGTCGTCGCCGTCGCCGACGACACCACCCCATCCAACGTCGAGTCAGCCTGCAGCGCCGACAACGCCGCCGCGATCAGCTCCTGCAACGCCAACACCGATGACCGGTCGTCGACGTGCGGGACGACGGCTCGCACCGGCAGAAAGATCGTCCCCGAGTCGTCCCCGAAGTAGGTAGCGACGTCGATCGACTCCGGCCACTCCACGATCAGGCACGGCGCCTCCGGCTTGTCCACCGGATAGCCGTACACCTCCACCCCGGCCACCACCGACAACGCCTCGGCGGTGGCGTCCATCACCTCCGCCAACGTCGCCATCAGGCAACCATCAGCCCGCGGCGAGCCGACGCACGACGATAGATGTGCAACAGCTCCTCAACCTTCGGATCTTCACGCACCCGGACGAGCAGCCCGTCGGCTCCGTAGCCGGCGACCCCGAACGGGGCATCCTTCCGCTTGTAGATGCCAGCGGCGAGCAGCCGATGTGCCTGCTTCACGTCGGCCGGGACCGCAGCCCAACCCCACGCCGCGGTCACCTGCAACGTGCGGCGAGTGACAACGCGGAAGCACTTGGAGCCGACGGCAACGATCCGCCAGTACGGCCAACCTGACGCGCCGTTGGGGCCGACCCCGTTCGCCGGTTCGAGCTCAAAGTCGGTGCCGATCGTCCACGTCGTCTCGAACACGCCGTCGTCATCCTCGTCGGTCTTGACGACCAGGTCGGTGAGAGTGGAGATGTCATCGACGATCGCCAACGTCGGGTTGGTCGGGGCGTAGGTGCGGGCTGTCGCCGACGGGTCGCCGTCGACGTCGACGTCTTGGTCGAAGCGGCGGCCGCAGAACGAGTTGACGTCACGGGTGGCAGCCGCGACCGCATCAGCGATGTTCGTGTCGTTCTCGGTGCCGCCTATCCCCAGATAGGTCTTGATGGCGTCGGTGGTGTTGTAGTCGGTCACCGCGTCACCTCCGGATCACACCGAGCCCGTAGCAGCCGGACACGTACTCGCACACCTCGACCCGGTCGGCGAGGTAGTCGTCGATCGCCCGCCGGACCGGGAACGCGGCACAGGTCGGGTCGGCTTCCGGGTGCGGCAGCTCGGTGTCGTGCAGCAGGACGACACCGCCTGGCTTCACCTTCGGGACGTAGGCGATGAGCTCGGACATCGTCTGGTCGTAGGTGTGCAACGTGTCGATGAACACGATGTCGACGTCATCGGGGAGCTCGTCGACGATGCGGAGATCGTCGGCGCGGCGGTAGGTCCAGAACGGCGCCTCGAACCAGGCGGGCGGCACCGACGGGGGCAGCGGGTCCACGGACCAGAGATGGCCGCCGACCTTCTCGATCGCGGCGAGGAACGCCGACGTCGAGTTGCCTGCCCGCACCCCGAGCTCGATCACCTGCGGCTCACGCCGATCGGCGACCTCCTGGTACAGCCGGGGGAGGTGGTCGACGATGTCGGTCCACTCGAGGCATCGCTGCTCGTACTCGTAGGCGAACACCGTCATCGGTCGCTCGCATGTCCCGAGACGGTGAACCAACGGTTGCGCCACAGATTGCCGGGGATCGGTTCGGGGCGGAGGTCGTACTGGTCGAGCACCACCGGCAGCGACAACTGATCCTGGTAGGTCATCAGGTGGTTGTGTGCGAACCAGGCGGCACCGAATTGCAGCACGGTCGGCGTGTGCCGGCGAGCGAACGTCGTGGATGCCCACAACCCGCCGTTCTGCGGCCAGCCACGCGACCGGTACAAGGCGACCTGTTCCTCGAGCGGCTGCCCGACGTACTTGGTCATCGTCCGCGACACGGCCGCTTCTTCGTAGATGCAGGTCCGGTCAGGATGCCCGAACATCGCCAGGTCGGATTCGGCGAGGCAGTCGTAGAGGACGTCGAAGTAGTCGCCGCCGGTGAGCTGCACGGACCCGTCGAGCCAGACAGAGATGTCGGCTTGCGGCGGGTGGCACTTCCACCACTTCGCCGCCACTCGCGGATGCTGGTACGGGAGCGGGTGGTAGCGGACGTCCCAATCATCGGACTTGAGGTCGGGGTCGTCGGTATAGCAGATCCACTCGTCGACGAGCGGATGATCGGGGTGCGGCTTCAACCAGTCGTAGCCGCCGTAGATGGCGCAGAAGGCGATCATGCTGCCATCACCCGCAGCTCGCGGCGGTACCAGTCGATCGTCGGCAACAGCCCGTACGGCCAATGCGTCAACGCCTTCGGCCACTCGGCCACCACACAGGCGCCCTCCGGTTCACCAAGGCGCATCGGGAGATGCACGACGTCCGAGTTGGAGTCGGTTGCCTTGATGACATCCCACGCCGCCTGGTTCACCGTCGTCGCCACGCCGGTGCCTGCCTCCCGCACCCTGCCCCACGGACCGCCCAGTCCTTCGACGAGTTGACGGGCGACGTCCTCGACGTGGACGAGGTCGATCTGCTGTTCGCCGCTGCCCCACACTTCAAGCGGCATCCCCGTCAGGGCTCGGCAGATGAACGACGGAATGATCTTGCGGACCCTGGCGGTGCCGTGCGGCGGCGGGATCTTCTGACCGGGCCCGTAAGCGTGAAACGCTCGGACGACGGTGATCTTCTCGCCCCGCCACTGAGCACGAGCGAGACCGAGCTCCTCGGCGGCCGCCTTTGTGATGGCGTACGGGTTCGGCTGACCCTTGTGGCCGGTGCCGATCTGCACCACCGGGATACCCAACGCGGCAGCGGTGTCGTAGACGTTGACGGCGCCTTCGATGTTCACCCGCACAGCACGGGCCTCGGCGCCGATCATCTCCTCGGTGCCGAGCTGGCCGGCGAGGTTGATGATCCCGTCGCACGGCTCCGCCACGCCTCGCAGCACCTTGGGGTCGGTGATGTCGTGGAGTCCGTCGAACAGGACGGCGGCATGGCCGCGCTGTCTGAGCTCGGCGATGACGTGCCGGCCGATGAACCCGGCGCCGCCGGTGACGAGGACCCTCATGACTGCCGACCCGCCGCCTTGAACGCCGCCAGGGCATAGGCGTCGATCTCGTCACGCCATTCTTCGAAATCCTCGGTCCAGTTGTACCGGTCCCATCCTCGCTGATTCAGGAACTCGCGTCGGAGCGCCCTGCGAATAGCAAGGAACTTTGGATCATCCGTCTTCATGGACATCTTGCGTTCTCCCACGGGCTAGAGAACGCCTGTGCCCCCAACCGGCCCGTGAAGCGGCAGGGGCACAGGCGAACGTCGAACTACTTGTCTGCCGCCTTCTTCTTCGCTGTCGGCTCCACGATCGCCAACGCCTCGAAGAACTCGGGGATCACCTGCGGATCACCCTCGGCGAGGATCGTCCCAGCAGGAACGAACGTGTCGCCCCGCCAATGAGCGACTGTGCAGCGCATCATGGTTGCCATTTCGCGACTCCTTCGTACGCGTCCCGCCAGAGCTTCCAACCGGTTTGGATCGTCCACTGACGGGCGATCTCCCGCCCCTTCGCACCCATCTCGGTACGCATCGCCTCGTCGTTCACCAGATCGTTGAGACGTGACCGCCACTCGGCCTCGGTGCGCACCAGGAACCCGGACACCCCGTCGACGACCATGTCGCGGTAGGCGGGCCGGTCAGAGGCGATGACCGGGATGCCGAGCGCCATGTATTCGAGCGCCTTGATCCACGACTTCGACCGGTTGAACACCGTGTCCGCCAACGGGGCGAGCCCGATGTCGAAGTCGATCGCCTTGAAGTAGGACCAAGTGTCCTCACGCCAAGGCGTGAACCGGCACGCCATCTTCAACAACGGCGAGTAGTCGGTGCCGCAGAAGTGGAAGTCGATCGTCGGGTTCGCCTCGAGCAGCTCACGGACCGGGTCGGCGGCTTCCATCCAGTCGATGAGATGCGACATGCCGCCAGCCCAACCGACCGTCAACCGGTCACGGCGGGGCCGTTCGAGGAACAGCATGTCACCGTCGATGTGGTTGGGGATGACGACCACGTTCGAGTTGAGCGGCCGCATCTGCTCGGCCAGCGGTTCGGTCGACACGGTGACCAGGTCGGAGATCGACACGTTGTGGCAGAAGGTGCGTCGGATATCCTCGTCATGCCACAGCGCCAACCCGGACGAGTTGTCGGGGTGGAGCACGTCGTCGTCGTTCTCGTAGACGAGCTTCGTCTTCGTCTTCCACCCGTCCCACAAGGCTTGACCTTCGGGGCCGATGAAACGCTGCCCGACGATCATGTCCAGGTCAGCGGCCTGGTCGAGATCCGGTGTGAACCGGGTACCCGGCTGCGGCAGGGCGATGCGATGCTCGGTGCCGCGGGCGAGGTGTTTGAACGGGAGGTAGAACCGGTAGTAGCCGGAACCGTCGGCTTGATGGGGGTAGCCGAAGATCGTGAGCGGTTGCACGGGCGCGTCCCTTCACAGGTCGGGCATTGGTCGGGCATGTGCTCCCCGCCGCGACGCCTGCCCGACCATGTAGGGGGGACGCCGCGGCGGAGAAGTGGAAGGACCGGTCAGCCGGTCACTTGATGAGCAGCGCCTGCATCGCCGTCGACACGGCGACCTTGGAGCTCACCCGCCAGAAGGCGAACCAGCCGGCCTCACCGGTCGGCAGGTTGCCGGTCGCGGCGGCCATCACCATCGGGTTGTAGAGGACGGACATGCCGACCCGATCCACGATGACGAACTGCTCGAAGTCGCCGAACAGCAGCACCTTCGACCCGGTTGCCGTCGCCGACGACATCGACGACGACTCGTACACCGGCTCGCCGAGGAGCTGCTCCGGCATCCCTTGTCCGAGGTTCGCCCAGAACGAAGAACCGCCCGACGTGTCGAACTGGCGGGTCTTGTTCAGGTAGTAGAGGTTCGCCAGCCACGCGGCCCGCTGCGAGTTGCGGAACCTGGGGCCGAGACGGCCCTGCAGCGTGTAGACGTCCGCCACCGCGTAGGCGGTGGTTGCCGCCGTCTCACCGGTGGTCGCACCGGTGATCGCACCCTGCGGGTAGACGCCGGTGCCGGCGCCCGTGGCGAACGCACCCTCCTCGAGACGGTCCTTGGCGTCGGCGAACAGCTTCGGAAGCTGCGACCCGAGATCCGAGTCCTCGAGGGACTCGTACGAGCCGAACACCCACGCCCGTGCACGCTGCGGAGTGATCTGCAGCTGCGACACGGACGGCGACGCGTCGGTCGCTCCACCGGCCTCCGAACCGAACGCCGCGTTCACGCCGGCCGAGGTGACGCCGTTCCACGTGTTCGACGTCGTCTGCTCGACGCGGGAGATGCGCCGGTACGGGTTCGACGAACCATCGTTCGAGAGGATGATCGTCGGGTCGAGCACGAACGGCAGCATGTAGCCGAGGGAGCCAGTGCCGACGGTCGTGGCGCGATGCGCCCACCCCTCCGGATCCTGGACGTACGAGCGGAAGTCCTCGTAGTAGTCCTGGCTACCGGTTCGCAAGATGTGACGAGCGATGCCGGCGTCACGAGCCGCGGCCCGTGTCGCCTGCTCGGCGCGATCGTCGGGGAAGTCGACCCACTGGGTGCGGGACACCCACTCGATCGCGTCGTGGGCACGCTCCCGCATCTCCGACGGACGCATCGTCCGGGTGCGAACGGCCTCCATGTCGTCGAACGGGTCACGCTTGTTGCGGTACACCTGCATCGGGGCCTGACGGCGAGCGTCGTCACCGGCTTCGGTGGCGGTCTCCTCCTTGGCGCCGGCCATGATCAGGTTGAGGGATGCGGCACGCGCCGCAAGCGGAACACGACGCGTCTCCAGCGAGTCGTATTCGGCAACGAGCGTGTCGACGTAGTCGCCGTCGGATTCCTCAACGGCGGCAGGGTTCTCCTCGATCTTCTGCAGCTCGGACCGGATGGCCTCCTGCCGATCGAGGATCTCCTTGAGGTTCATGTGGAGTTCCTTTCTCCGAGGGCGAGCCCCGGACGGATACGGCGAATCGCGGCGATGCGCTGATGCAGCGACGACCGCGACTCGGACTCATCCCGGCTCGAGTGCTCCGCATCGTCGGCGGGCGGCTCGTCGGTGACGGCTCCCTCATCGGGGGGAGTGTCGCTGTCCGGCGGCTCCCCCTCGGCGACGTCATCGTCGACGTCGTCGTCGGAAGTGCGGGACAGTTCGGTAGGCCACCCGACGGTGGCCCACATCGAGCGGACGCCGACGACAGCCGTGTCGACGTACGCAGGAAACGGGGTCGGCCCATACTCCTTGAGACCGAGCTCCAGGCGGTGCACCGTCGACAGGGCGCCGGTGGCGGAACGCCGGTACCCGCCGCGAGGCGGCATCGCCGGATTCGACTTGATGATCCGACCGGTGAACGAGTGCCCGGTGATGTCACCGGAGCGGATCGCTTCGAGGATCTCCTCGGCGAGCGACGTCTCGTTGTAGCGGGTGACAGTGACCAGCCCGTGGTTCTCGGCGCGGATCTCGACCGGGGAGCCGAGCGGCACCGAGAACCGGTCTGACGGCGTCCCATAGAGGGTCATCCCGTGGTTGTAGAAGACACCGGTGCGCCACGCCGTCCGCGACCCCTGCGGGCGGGCATCCTGGATCGCCTTGTCGAACGCGGTGCGTCCGATCGTCTCCAGGTAGTGACCCTGGTTGTCTTGGATCTCCGCCTCCCGGTCCCACACAGCGACGACCGCTTCGACGGTGCGACCGTCCGCGTACTCGGCGCCTTGGGCGCGGGACAGGATGCGGATGTCCTCGAGCGGGTAGGACCGGAGGAACACCTGCGGCATGAACGCCGCCCGAGCCTCGTCGGCGACTTCAACACCGAACTTCTTCGCGGCGGCCTTGATCTTCGGCATGGCCTTGTCTCCAAACGGTGATTGAGGGGCACGGGCCAACGCGTTGCGGACATGAGCGGCGTCGTGAATCGGGAAGTGACGCAACGACCGGGGGACGGTCCGACCGGACTCGTCCTTCGACCCGCCAGGTTCGATGTAGGCGAACTGGTCATCCCTGAGGTCATTGGTAGCGGCCGCCGACATAGCGGCACGATGTCCCTCAAGTGCCTCGGCAATAGCTCTAGCGGCGGCCTTGGGGTCGATCGCTCCACCGACGTTGAAGTGCATGTCACCCTCCGTTCGAGGACGCCGCCGGCAACGCCGCCGGTTCCGACGACTCCGCCGTCACCGCCCCGAGCTGCTGCAACTGCACCGACACGAACCCCGTCGACTTGAGCAACGTCACGTCCTGCGCCGCAACCGCGGCGATCGACGACTCCGGGGTGAACCCCTCCCGCACATACCGGGTGATCGTCTCCGCCTTGACCTGCTCGATCTTCGCCGCCGCCTCAGCGTCTTCCCGCAGAAACGGGATGTTGAACTCGTCGAACCACAGCTCCGACCCGGACGGCACATCCAGGATCGCCGCCAACGACCCGCACACGTTCCGCCACAACGGCCGGAAAGTTGTATCCGCAACAGAACGCCGCGCCGCCGCATAGTTCCCGGCGTTCAGGCTCGAGCCCTGCATCCCCTCCGACGACGGCACCAACACCGGATGCAACCCGGCGGCGGCGATGATCCGCGTCTCACCCTTGCCTTGCGTCGCCGAGAAATCGAGCTGCTGCAAATCCTTGCCGACCACCATCGGCGTCGCCCCACCACCGAGGTACATCGTCTTGTACGCGTTCCGCCACCCCTTGTGCGAATCGTCCATCTTCGACACGAACTGAGAGAACGCCTCCTGTGACACCGAGGCGTCGAACGACACCACCATCTGCGGCGTCGCCCCGTTCTCGAAGAACGCCAGCTTGTGCATCGTCGTCGCCTGATCCGCCTGGATCTCCCGGATCGCCGGCGTCAACCACGACATCCCCCGAAACCGGGCCAACGGATCCGGGATCGGCGCCCAATGGGCCACCTCGTCGACCGTGAACGCCTCCGGCTCCGTCCGGGTGTCCTGCGGGTCGTAGATGAACCCGATGATCTCGGCGTCGAACTGCGCCGGCGACTGCAACGGCCGCCCCGACGCGTCACCCATCACGATCGTCACCCAATCCGGACGCAACATCCGCAACCGGTCCGGCTGCTCCGCAGTGCGAGCCACGTAGGCGTTGCCGCCGAGGTCGGCGTCGACGATCATCCGGGCCAGCAGGTCACCGGTCGTGCCCCGCGGCCACGGCTTCTCCATGATGTCGAGCTCGAACGTGGAGAACACCGGACCCGGCCGACCCGAGTTGAACCCCCGCCACACGAACCGCGCCTCGGAGAAGATCGACATGCGCTTCAGCTCGCAGGCGAACACGACAGCGTTCGACCGCAACGGCCCATCCACGAGCTGCGCAAACCCGGCCGGCGGCGGCTCCCGATCCGGATACGCACCCGCCGTAGACGCCACCCCGAAGTAGTGCTGACCGCCGTAGCTGAACGACTCGAACCCCTGCGTCGGATACGGCCACACGAACGCCCGACGCGCCAGCGGCGACCTAGCCAGGAGACTCCGGATCATGAGACGTCTCCTCACCCGAATCCAACAGCAAACCGACCGCCACCAACCCGGCGCCGCCGACGATGAACGCCAACGGCTCCCACGCCAACCACAGACCGAACAGGACCACCGCCGCCCCAACCACCTCGAGGACGGCGACGACAAGGCGGGTCACGAGTACGCCACCCACGGAGCAGCCTCGGATGCCGCGACGAGCTGCGACGCCTCCGACACGGCGATGCAGAGCGCGACCCCGGCGTCGATCCGGTCCTTCGACTTCGACTTCGCCAACGTGAACCCGCGCTCGTTGTAGCGAGCCACCCCGGCGAGCACCTGATCCGTGAACGCCGCGTCGCCGTCGTGAGTCACCTCGCCACGGCGGATCGCCTCGTACGTCGCGCCCACCGCCGGAGACAGCCGCTCCAACGACTGCGGGAACTCCCGCATCGGCAGCCCTTCATCGGCAAGCATCTGCGCCGGCAAGTCGAAGAACCGCGGGTCGTACCAGGCACCCCGAACATTGAACCGGGCGCACTCGTCACGGATGTGCTGCATCGCGTGCGTCACGTCGAGCCTGCCGTCCTCACGCGGCAACCAGATCCGCGCCTTGGCGTGCAACCGGCCGTCTGGGCGGCGCTGCACCGTGACGATCGCCGTCGAGTCGTGCTTCAACGCCACGTCAACGCCGAGCCACACCGGTTCACCGTCGACGAACTCAAACGGCTCCGCCAACCGACCCCACAACTGCGGACCATCCACGCCGAGCCAACCCTCAACGTGATCCACCCACTGGCCGAGACGGAAGATCCGGAAGTGCGGCTCCGGCGACAACGCCACCGCAGTCCGCAACGCGTCCGGGTTCATGTACCCCTCGTCGAGCGCAGGGTTCGCCTTCGACCACTGAGCCTCGTCCCGGATGTCGCAACCCTCGTCCGCGGCGTACTCGGTATAGCGGAACCCCGGCAACGTCGACCCTTCACGCACCGCCGAACGGAGATGCCACAACGCCGAGTCCTTGTCGAACCCCGGCGTACCGATCCCCACCACCAACGAGCTCGGCCGCTTACCGGAAGCCAGCAGCAGCGAGTCCCATGACTCGATCGGCATGAACCCGATCTCGTCGCAGATCGCCACCGACGGGTCAAGACCTTGCAGTCCGTCCGGGTCGTTCGACACCGGGAACAGTTCACCCTCGTTGTACGGCACCCGCACCCGCTGATTTCCGATCGCCGAATACACCAGCGACCGCTCCGCCAACGTCTGCGACTTCGCGACCATCGACAACGCCACGCCGTACACCGAACGGATCGCCTGGTTCACCGTCGTCGCCACGATCGGAATCTGCGGCGCCTGCCCCTCATCCTCATCGAACAGAGCGTGCAACGCCACCGCCGCCAGGAACGTCGACTTGCCGTTGCCCCGCGGGAGCTGCATCGCCGCCGCCGTCACGTCACCGGCGTAGACCTCCTCGAGCCACTCCTTCTGGAACGCCGCCAAACGCAACGGCCGACCGGCGCCGTACCCCTTTGGCGCGACACAGAACTGCTCGATGAACTTGACCGCTCGCGCCGCACGCTTGCGCACCTTCCACGCCGACCACGGACCAGGCTCGACGATCGCGACGCGCTTCGCCGCGTTGCCATCCAGACGGGTCGCCATTTCTGCAACACCGTCCTTCCATTTCTACCCGTGCGCGTGGC